TGCACTTCGGTCAACCATTGCTTGAAGTCCAAGTTTTGTTGACATCGAAGCATATTGAAGTGAACTTGATTCAAACACAATTTCATTTCCACATTCAATTTCATGTTTTGAAAACATCTTTGATGTGAATTGGTCTGCAAGTTCAATTGCAACTGATTCAATTTCTGCTTCATAGAATGCATTCCATTCATCTTCTTTGAAGTTGTTTTGTATGATTGAATCATTTACACCAAAATATGATTGAAGTCTTTTTGTGTATAATTCCATTGTTTTTTCATTTGGAACATATGAATTGTCTTTGACTTGTTCAACATCATATCTTCCATCAGTGGAAGCGATGTTGTTGCCTTCTGCTTTTTCAATGTCCAAATAGTTTTTTGCAAATTCATCGATTTGAAGTTGCTTGTCTTCTGGTCGTAAAATACTTTTGAATTTTAATAACCATTTTATTGATGCAGAATTTTTGATTGCCCTGACAACACCTTTGTCAGTTGTATCAATAACCTTCATGATGTTCGAAAGGGAAGGAATTCCATTTTCACCAAAGAATTCATCCTGATTGAAATCTTTGCGAAGGTGAATCACATCATCATAATGAACTGTCATATATTTTCCTGTTTTGAAGAAAAATTTCATGTATAAGTCATCACCATGTTCATACAATTCAACATTTGAAGTTGGAACAGGGAAGATTGCAACTGCATCACCATGTTCATTTCTTTTTATGAATGCAAAGGCATTGCAGGTCAATTCCCTTTGATTCGCCATCTTTTCAAGAAGTTTCTGCATCGACATATATTGATTTGGAAAACGAAGCAGGTATTTGATTGATGGATTTGGTGACTTTGTCATGTTTCCATCTTTATCTGTTCGAATGTGAACAGGCATCAATTTTCCAATTGCATTTGCCTTTGGTCGTAAACATGAACGAACAATGTCATTTTTGTAGATGTCACCATCCCAAATTCCAAATGAAGAATCATACGAATTCAACAGTTTGAATTTTTCAAATCCATCATATGTTTTTGGTTGTTCATCACTTCCAAACATCTTCTTGAACAAACTTCTTTTTTCTGCCATTTTTTCACCAACTTTCTTTTTTGCATAAAAAATGAATCATTGTTCAAATGATTCATTCAAAAATTTAACCAATCAAATTCAAATAATCTTGCTTGTTATTATCAAAAACAACATAGGCATCGAGAAGTGAAAGTGTTCCATCAATTCTTTTTCTTTGATTTGAACTTTTGATTGGTCGTATATTGTCATTTTCATCCCTTTTGATAACAGTGTTTGACATGCACCATTTATCAATTGGATTGTTATTGTATATCACTTTTTTTGATTGCAAATCTGCTTTCAAATTCTTCATCGGAATACTGAAAGTCTTTGCCCCTTGAATAACTGATTCCATTGCTTCATCACCAAATTCTGCTTTCATTTCATCAATCCAATATGTTGATCCCCAAGAATCAAAACCACATTTGAAAAGATATATGCCGAATTCATCACGAAGTTCACGAAACCAATTTGTGATTTGTTTATAATCAATTCGATTGCCATCTGTGAGTCTTAACAGACCACGATCAAACCATATTTTGTATGGAACTGCATCGCCACCTTTTTCAGATAACTTGCATCGTTCTTCAAATAAGTTTTCAGGCAACCAATACATTTGCAAAATATATATTTTCGGATCACCTTGTCGCATACACAACATCTTTGCAGATGTCAGGTCAGTTGTCGAAGATAAATCGACACCACCGATTCCATAGGTGAAACCCATTTCTTTGATGTTGAAAGTTTCTTCATTGTTCAAATCTTGCCAAGAAACCCATGCACCTTCTGTTGAAGACTTCAAGTTGAAATCTTTCACAAGAACAGTTCTTTTGAATTTATCATCAATTTTTGCTCTTTCAACATTCTTTCGAAGTTCTTCACGACTTTTGATGACATCAATTGATGGATTCGCTTTGATCCAACAATCTTCATCCATCCATTCATCAGGATTGTCCAATTCATAAATAAAAGAAAGAACAGTGCCATCATATTTGAAACCATTCGCATTGTTCAATATGTTCACATACATATCATATTGGTCATCAAATATTGATTCACGATTGAAACCATTTGTTGACATTATATTCAAAAGTGGTTGTTCTCTTGTAGATGTTGATTGTTTCATAACATCATACAAATTTCTGTCTTTTATTGCATGAAGTTCATCAATATTGATATATGATGAATTCAATCCATCAAGTGAATTGGAATCACTGGACAATGCTTCCATTTTGGAAAAGGTCAGTGGAAAATATAAGTCAGTTCTTCTTTTTTCAAGATATTTTGACAACTTGCGATTTTGTTTCACCATGTTTGATGCTTCAATGAATCCCTTTTTTGCTTGATCCTTTTTTGTTGCTACGAAGTAAACTTCTGCACCACCTTCGCCATCGCCAACAAGTGCATACAAAGAAAGACCTGCCGATTCGGTGGTCTTGCCATTTTTTCTTCCTTCAATAGTCGCACATTCACGACATCTTCGGAATCCTGTGTTCTTATCAACGAAACCAAAAACTGCTTGAATTTTTGCTTTTTGAAACAACATCAATTCAATTGGTTGACCAATTTTTGTTCCTTGTGTTTGTCTGCAAAAAGTTTCAATGAATTCAATTGGATCAGTTGCTTTGTCAATGTCAAAAGTCCAATTGTCACCTAGCAGGGAAGGATTGTCCAATTCATCGACCAACAACTTGTATTGCTGAATGACTTTTTGTGATGCTTTTATTTTTCCAGTTGATATTGCTTCATAGTATTCACGAATGAAATTCTTTTTTGCCATTCAATCACCTTGAATTTTTATTTTTAATATAAGTCATCAAGTCTTCGCCACCATTGTCATCACCATCTTCATCGAAATCTTTTGGAAGAAGGGAAGAAAGTTGTTGGATGCCTTTCAAATAATTTGCATACATCTTGTTGTATGATGCAAGTGCAGGATGTTCTTTCACAAAAGATTGACTTGCATTGATTGTTGTTTTCACCAATTCATCATTGTTGATGATTTCCATCAAATCTTCAAGTGTGACAGACATGAATGCAAGATTGTCAATCAATTTCAAAGCAGTCTTGTATTTATCTTCTGATAATTTTTTGTAGATTTTTGTCAATCGTTGTGTTTCTTTTTTTATTCTTTGATTTTTGTCCATATCATCACATCCTTCCTGAAAATACCCCCCTTCATATAGAATCCATCTTGAATTCTTTGAAAGTGGGGCTTCGGTGTATTCACAATCACTGTTCAACTATTCGACAGGGGGGATTGTATCAAACTGAATCAAATCGCCATTTTCAGTCCATCGCAGACCTTCATTCACATCTTGTTCTTTTTTACGAATAGCATTGTGACATGCTTCGCATAACAACATCAAATTTTCTTCATTCAATGTTATATTAACATCATTGATATTGTCAGGTGTGATTTCCTGAATGTGATGAACTTGATTTCCATATGATCCACATTTCTGACAAGTCCAAAGAAACTTTTCACAAATATATTTTCGAAGTTTTCGCCATGCAGTCGAATTGTAAAAGTCTTTTGAATAGTCCAATGCCATATGCATCAAATCCTTTTTAAACATATAAAAAAAGAACAGACATCAAATATCTATTCTTTCACAATATCATTTTAACAAATTTTAGTGGGAAATGTGGGAAACTTTATCAAAAAATTGCAATTTGTATTATTTTTTCTTTTTATTTTTTATTAACCAAATACCAATTATTACAAGTATTATTGAAGGTATTATAAATTCAACACTTCTAACTATTATATTTAAGTAAAAAGGTGCTGAATTCATATACCAATGTAAATAATCAATATTTAATATAACTAAATATAACAAAAACAATAATAAAGATATAAACAATAAAATTAATCCTATAATTTTTTTAATTTCTAATTTTTCTTTTTTCATCAATCTTTTAACAATATAAGTTATAGAAATTGACAAATATTCCAAGATGGCAAATATTGATATTAAATATAATGATGTTAATAATGTTGGTAAACTACCAAAATGATATATACTAAATATTTCTGCCAAAAAAAATGTTAATATCAGTGTGATAATACTTATAATCACAATTGTTCCTTTTTTCATATAATCTCCTTTATAAGTTGTAATTTATATTTTAAATTCCCCATATTATTGAAGCAACATTATAAGCAGTAATTATCAACAAGAATATTCCCAATAACAAGAAATAAACTGCTGTATTTTTTTGTTTTTTATCTTTATATTCTTTTGATGTTATAAACATTGTAATTGATAAACAAACAAACATTATAGGCATTGTAATATTAGTTGAAAGTGCTTTTGTCAATCCTAATATTGCAAATGATACTGTCAATGCAGAAAAGAATAATTTTAAATTTTTCATATTTTTCACCCCTTATTTATTTAATAATAATGTTCCTTTTTTGTATCTTTCTGAATAATCAAGTATTGATTCTTTATCAAGCATAGGTTCAGAACTCACACCTTGAAAAACAATCTTACCATCTCTATAAGTAAACCAAAATAAAATATTAGGTTCTTTTTCAAATTCTACCGATATTCTCCATTCATTATAACTAAGAAGTCTATTTATATAAGAGTGTTTTATTTTTATTTCACTAACATCTTGTGTTGTATAACCTCTATTTTCAAGTTCTGTGTAAGTATAGGTCTTAATGAATTTTTGTTGAATAAAAACATTAAGGCAAAGACCAACTATCAACAATAACAAAATTATTATAATTGTTATAAGCAACTTTTTCTTTTTCATATTTTTCTCACTTTCAAATTACTATTTATTTTATATTTAAGAATTCAGAATATACTGATTGAAATTCTGCTTCTGTATATTTTTGCCCCCAAGCAATAATTTCTTGAATGTCTGCTTCTTCATTTATACCACGACCAAATCCAATATAATATTTGAATTCTTTTGTCGTTTCATCAAGTGCTTTGACAATTCCCATGCACTTGTCTTTTACATACATATGACCAAACCAGTGAACATTCACAACTTTCATTTCAATCACCATTCCTTTTTTTCTGCTTCAATTATATCATATTATATTTTTTTCTTCAATTTTTTGCTTCAAAGATTTCAAGAATTTTCTGTATTTTTTTGAAACTGTTGTCCTGTCATAATGCTTTTTGTCATCGGACATTGCTTCTGCAATTTCAAACCATCCCATCAAGTCTATATTTCGAAGTCTGATAATCATTCGCATTTCAGGATCAGCAACTGTTGAAATAAAATCTTCAATCTTTTGTTTTTCCTGAATAGCAAGTGCCATATTTTCAGCAATTCTTTTTCGTAATGATTCAACTTTTTCAACATATAATTCAATTGGATTTGATTTTGTTGAAGAAGGTGGAAGACCTGACAGATTTGAACTTCCAACAGGTGTGTTGCTTTCAAGTTCTTCAAGTCTTCGTTGCAAATCTGCAATTTCACGATTCAACCAATACAATTCATTCAGTTCTTCTTTAATCATAAAACCACCCCAATCAATATTGTGATTTCGACTACTAACCAACACAACACAGTTTTTTGGTCATGTTTTTGTTCAAAGTTATATGAAAACAACATAATCAAATTCACAAATATGAACAATATTTTCAAAATAATCATTTTTGTCACCTTCCTTTTAGTGTGACAGATGTGTGTGACAGATGTCACTTTTCAAATGTCACTTTGATTCCTTATTTTTTCGATGTTTTTGTTTTTGTGTGACAGATAATTCATTTTTTTATTACTATATATATTTTTGAAAAACAACAAATTTTTTTGATGAAATTTTTTAATATATAAATAAATTCAAACAATCTGTCACATCTGTCACAAAATATTGCAATCATTTGTATTTCTTAACAAAAAACTGTGACAGATGATGATGATATATCTGTCACAGAAGTGTCTTTTTTCTTTTAATCTGTCACAGTGTGTTTTGATTTGTCTTTGATGAAAATTCTGACTTGTTTTCCATCAATTCTTTTTCGG